TCTAGTTTTAAACCAGAAGATAGTCAACAGCCAACTACCCTAAAGGGTAGTGGCTTGTAGGAAACTACAAGTTAGTTGATTAGCCTAAGTCTTAACTGACTACGATATTTAAGAATGTTATAGGTACTTCAGAATATTTCCCAAGTTCTGAACACTACGGCATATGTTTAAACATCTCTGATGGCAGGAGAAGTGATGTATGTAAAAACCTTAAATATCATTGGCGATGGGAACTTACTCTGAAAGGAGGACATAACTTGCGAGTATATGTCATTAATCAAAGAAAAGAACCATTAATGCCTTGCTCAGAACAAAAAGCAAGGAAGTTATTAAAACAAAACAAAGCTAAAGTAGTTGAAACTAAACCTTTTACAATTCAATTGTTAATTGCTACAGGTGAAACTAAACAATCTATTAAATTAGGAATTGATAGTGGTTATTTAAATATAGGGTTTAGTGCTGTAACTGACAAAAAAGAACTAATATCTGGTGAAGTTAAATTATTACAAGGTATGAAAGAACGTATATATGAGCGTTCTATATATCGAAAAATAAGAAGACAAAGATTAAGATATAGAAAACCTAGATGGAATAATAGAATTAGCAATAAAAAGAAAGGATGGTTAGCACCATCAATTCAACATAAATTAGATTCTCATGTTAGATTTATAGAAAGTTTATATAAGATTCTTCCCATAGCTAATATAATAGTTGAGATAGCAAATTTTGATATTCAAAAGATTAAAAATCCAGATATAAGTGGAAAAGAATATCAGCAAGGAGAAAAACTAGGTTTTTGGAATGTTAGAGAATATGTTTTGTATAGAGATGGACATAAATGTCAGAATCCTAATTGTAAAAATAAAGATAAAAATCCTATACTAGAAGTACATCATTTGAATTATAGAAGTAATGGAGCAACAGAAAGACCAGGAGATTTAATAACTTTGTGTAGTAAATGTCATACATCAGAAAACCACAAAGGCTTTCTAAAAGATTGGAAACCTAAATTAAAGAATTTTAAAGATACAACATTTATGAGTATTGTTAGATGGTATTTAGTTAATATATTAAAAGAAAGATATAATAATGTAAATTTCACTTATGGATATATAACTAAGAATCATAGAATTAACAATAATATTAAAAAATCACATTATAATGATGCATTTTGTATTGTTAAAGGTGTTGATCAGATAAGAGTCAAACCTGTTGAGATTCAGCAAGTAAGAAGAAATAATCGTTCACTAGAAAAATTTTATGATGCAAAGTATATTGATATAAGAACTGGTAAAAAAGATATCTGCTGGAGAATTAAATTGTGGAAGAAGAACTAGAAATAAGAATAAGAACAATGAGAATTTAAAACAATTTAGAGGACAGAAAATAAGTGATGGACAAAGAAGGATAAGAACAGGAAAATATTTTTATCAACCTAATGATTTAGTAAAATATGATGATAAAATATATACAGTTCGAGGTACACAAAATGGTGGTAAATATATTGCTTTAAAAGAAATTAAGAAAGTGCCAAAAGTTAAATTATTAACACCGTATAAGTTTAACAAAGGATTTGTGTATGAATTATGTTAGTAGAAATCATAGTAAGTATTTGTTAATGGTTCATCTAATATTTGTGTGTAAATATCGTAAGAAATTACTAAAGAAATATGGAAATCAAATTAAGGAACTATTTTATGATGTTGCAGAAGAAAAAGATTTAAATATAGTTGAAATGGAAGTAGACAAAGATCACATACATTTATTGGTACAATATAATCCAACACAATCTATATTGGAAATTGTAAGGCATTTCAAACAAATATCTACGTACAGGATATGGAGACAAAATAATAATCATATATATTTATCTAAACAATTTTGGGTAGAACAAACATTTTGGAGTGATGGATATTTTGCTTGTAGTATAGGAAATGTAAGTAAGGAAACGATTGAAAAATATATACAAAGTCAAGGGTAACGGCTTTCATCCACGAGCCTAAAGGCATCGTGGTTTTTAGCCGAATATTTTATAAACAAATTAAAGAACATATAAATAAAACAAAAAATTGTGTATTAAAAACTACAGAAGAAGAGTTTTTAACAGAATGGAAAAAAGGAATTGTTCCAACTAAAGTTAAGTTAGAAATACAAGTTAACTTTGATTTATGATATGGTATTATAATAAAGTTCCTAAAAAATAAATATAATATAATATGTATAGATCAAGTTAATTTTGTATATACTATATCATAGAAATTATAGGAGGTATGGTATATGCAACAATTTCAACGAGGAGATATTTGGTTGGTTAATCTTCCTCAAACTAAAAATTCTATCCAGAATGGATTTGCTAGGCCGGTAATTTTGGTAAATAATAATAAGGCTAATTTATATTCACCAGTAATTCATGCTGTTTGTTTAACTTCAAAAAATAAAAATCTATTACCAACTCATGTAAGAGTGGGAGCAATAGAAAGTGGATTATTAAGAGATTCAATTGCTTGTTGTGAGCAAACGATATTATTACCTAAAGATAAAAATACATTTATAAAGAAAATTGGAAAATGTAATAGTTATATTATGTCTAAGATTAATTTAGCCTTAAGTGTTCAATTCGATTTAGTTTAATGAAGTTAAAGAAATATAATATAAAGGAGAGATTCATTATTGATTGAAACAATATTACTTAGTTTTATAGTGGCTAAAATAAAAAAATATAAAATACTGCCCATATTTAAACACTGGACTATATACCCTATCCTTATCTGTGCAGTAATATACATATATTTAGAATGGACAATTTGGCATGGTGATTATAGTCTAGTTAAATATGCTAATATATTTAAAGCTGTTTATTTAAGTTGTTTTTTGTTATTAGCAATTAAGTATAATCAAATAAAAATATATCTTAAAGGGATCTGTTTAGTATTCATTGGATACATATTAAATTATATTGCTATGTATTATAATGACATGAAGATGCCAGTTTTTGTTTCGAATTCATGGTGGACAGGATATGCTAAACCTGATATGTTTTTTAAAGCATTGGATCAGGGAGACTTTCATATATTAGGTGATATGTATACTAAGGCAATTCCGCTTTGCGATACCATAGATCTTGGCTACTGTTGTGTCTCGATTGGAGATATATTGGTGAGATCGTTTGCTTTCCTAATAATATATTATTCAATTAAAGCCAGTAATAATAAATATAATAATATATAAAAACTTTTTACAAAGTTTTAGCCAGAAAGCCGCCAAGCTTTAGCTTGTGCGGATGAATGGCGTTCTTTATAATATAAATATAATTAATTTTGTATTGAATTACTTATTTGAACATGATATAATAATGAAAGTGAGGTGAATATTTATTGGCTAAACAACCTAAAAATAGATATGTTATTAATTTAAAACTAAATACAGAAATATATCAAGAATATATCTTAGTATAGGAATTTAAAATTCTATAAAATTAAACAAAACGTCTTGAATCGGGCGTTATGCTATCGTTAATTGTCTCGATGGAGATATTGATAGTAAAAATTTTAGAGAACAATGATTAGTGTATATATCATTCGTGGTGTATAAGAAAATCATTAAATATCTAAGAACCCTGCCATGCGACCGCAAGGAGCGTGTGCAGAGGTTCAGTATAATCAAAATAAAGAAAGAGGTAAAACAAATGCAAATGACAAATGCTTTACAACTGCTATATAGTATATTCTAAATAATATTAGCAAATACAAATATATTGAGTTTATTTGTATTTTGTATTATAATAATATTAAAGTAATAAATATAATATATATAAAAATAATCACATATTGTCGAAACAAAGAATATATATAAAGATTATGTTGAAAAATTTATAAGTTAATCCAGTAGTTTTACTGGGACATAATTATAAATTTATGTTAAGATGTTATATAGGAACATGTGTTCTATATATTTATGAAAGGAGGAATATGAAATAAAAGTATTATTGTAATAAAAATTATAGAAAGAGGGAAAATAGATTTTGAATAATAGTAACAATAATTTAGATGTTTGGGTAATAAAGGATAATTACAATTATTTTGCACATGATAACAGTATTCGTAAATATGATCCTAATACTTGGATGTATATAAGTTATAAAACATTCGATCCTGCGTGTAGGGGTTATTTAACTAATGAATCTGCTAACAAAGCACTAGAACAAATAAATATAAATAAGGATATTATGGGAATTAATACTAAATTTCGATTAGAAAAAGTTAATTATGATATAATTATTAAACAATACCAAGAATTTAATGGTGAAAATTTGAAAATTCAATATAAATCATGTTTTGAAAAAGCAATTTAATACATAGTTGTATTTGTATAGTAATTATAGACTACTTAGTTTTCAACAAAAGTAGTCTATAATTATCTTATTATATTTAGCTTGCATTTTGGTTATTATACATATATAATTAAATATATGGAGAAAAGATGAAAATGCAAGGAGTGTATTATTTATGCTTAAAGAAAAAAATGTTGAACTAATAAAAAACCTTAATCCTTTAATTAAAAAGTATAGCCGAAATGATAAAGTAAGGAAAATAATCGTTGATGAATTTACTAGTCGAAATATGCGAGCAAGTAATGCAATTAATATTTTAAACGAAAAACTAGAATTAAACACATTAGATGTTGATACTGGCAAAGATTTGATATTACTTTTTGTATTTAGTCAAGGTATGTATAATGCTATGATTTTTAAAGAAAATCCAGAAGGAGAAGCATTAGGAGAAGTAAATGAAGGTTTAAGTATTATACTTAAAGATTATTTTACTGAATTAGAAATTCAAAATTTGGAAGAATATAAATTAGAAAAAGTAGTTGATGGTAAGAAACGATATGTGTTTTCTAATATGATTAAAGTAGCAGAAGGGCATTGGAGGGGGATAATTTCAGCAAAATATCTAGCTGAGATTGATGCTGGCAATGATATTATTTATAATTTTGCTACACAAAGAGATCCTCACATTGATATTTTTGGGTTGAAAAGAATTAAACTTGACAAAACTAAATGCCAAATTATTAAAGAAAGATTGCTTATGGGACAACAATTTTCTGATGAAATAAGATTAAACGTTCTACATGATGAAGAAGATGAAATAAGTTATAATGAAAAGACAGGTGAATTAATTATTATTTCTGGTACTATTAACATCTTTGATGGATATCATAGAAAAACTGCTAATAATTTAGCAATAGCAGAAAATCCAAATTTAGATTTTAATTGGGGTCTTGCAATAACTAACTTTTCTGAAAAGAAAGCACAAGATTTTATGGTACAGATTGATAAACAAAAACCAATTAAGCAAGAGCATACTAAAGCAATGGATACTACTTCATTAGGAAATCTTGTTGTAGACGCACTTAAAGATGATAATACTGAATTTGCAACAAAGATTAAAAATTCTGATGCAGAACTTAAATTTAATGGATTAACAAAAAAATCTATTTTAGCCCTAGCTATTGAAGAAAATTATTCAAATGTATTAGTAGACAGAACAAAAATTAGACCAATAGCAAAGCATATTGGAAATGTGATGGATCATATTATTGGTTTAAATGCAAATGAATTTATTAAAAATCCAGAAAAAACTAAAAAGGATAGTTATATTAATCATAAAAATATGTTTTTAGGATATATAGCTTTATCTCAAAAACTTTTTGGTGTTAGAGATTGGGAAGATAAAATTGAACAAGTTTTAAGTAAAGTTGATTTCAGTAAAACTAATAAATATTGGAAAGATGATATTGGCTTTACTGATGAAGATATGAAAAAAGTATCTCGAAATCATTTATATAACTTTTTCAGAGATCTATTTAATAGCAAGGAGGCGTAATCTATGTCTGAAGAATTCAATTTCAAATTTGAAGTAGATAATGATATTAAACAAGAGTTTTTAGAAACTCAAATTAAATCTACTAGAAAATTTTATGAGTATGTTTTAAAGAGAGTAGATGAATTTGAAAAAGAACTTTCCAAAAAAGTTTATGATTTTAATTATGAAGACAGAGATGAAATATTACTTGTTCAATTTAAAAATGGTAGTATTTGGGCAGTTCAAGTCAATTTAGCTCCTATAAAGAAATATGTAGATTTTTGTATTATGAAAAATATGGTTAAACACAACGAAAATAGATTTGCTATTATATTGGATTATGAAAAATATGTTAATACTCAAGCAGTTGAAAATGCTTATATTTCAAAAGATACAAATAGAGAACTTCAAGAAATGTTAATTAATAATCAAGATAAACTATTTATTGATTTAGTTGGAGTATATGGTATTAGAGGCAGAACAGAAAAAGGGAATACTTTAGAAGAAATAATTAATTTAAGAGTAAAAGAAGATGTAAATTGGGATTCTAAAATACTTACTCTTATTAGTAATAATAACAAAATAAGACATGTTGAGGTTGATGATTATACTTTAAATTTAATTAAGGAAACTATTAATGATACCTATTATACTTGTAATAATGGTTTTAAAAAGAAAAAGAATGAACATGGATATTATGATAAAACTGAAAGAGGCTTTATAATTAATAAAACTGAATATGTTTTTAGAGTTCCTGGGAAGAATAAATTTAGTAAAACAAACACAACTTATTTTTCAAATAAAATATCAAGGATACAAAAATGGTTAGAAAAGCCTTACCTTAATGTAGGTAATTTATATTTTTCTGCTATGATTGATTATGCTAAAAATTTAAAAGAAGAAAAAGGTGAATTGACAAAAGAAGATTATGTTTATATCAATGAACGGTTTAACTATGGTTCTGATGGAGAAAAATATGCTTATAAAACAGAAGAAATGGTTAATAAGTATATTTAAGTTATTAAGGATGTGACAAAATGAAGGACACTTTATCAGAAATGTGGAATAGGTATAATTTGCTTTCAAGTTTTAAAATTGAGATGAATAAAAAGGGTTATGTTGCAAGAGATATGTATATTATTCAAATTCAGCTTGATATTATAAAAAAATTTATTGATATTGAAAGTATGAGTGTATTAAATGAATTAATTAAAAAAACTTATTTTAGATTGTTAAAGTCTATAAAAAAAGGAACAGAATATTTACCTGATATTGCACATAATCCTGAAAATTGGGTATTAAATCCAATAGAAAAAGATAAAACAGCATGGATAAGTAATGATGTAATGATTTTTTGCACAAAAACTAATTGTGCGGTGTTTAGTAAAATATCTCGAAATAGCGAAGGATATCATTATGTAGATAATAAATGGCAATAAGGGGATGATTATATTGAATATTGGTGAAAAAATTTCTTTATATAAAGAACGATTAAGATTTAATAATTATCAAGAATTTGGTAAAGTAGTAGGAGTTTCAGGTGATTGGTTATTAGCATTAAGTAAAAAAGATGACATTAAATCTTTTGATAAAGAAAATACGCTTAAATTATGTAATTATTTAAAGATTACTACCGATCAATTAATTAAAGATGATGAAGATATAGAGAATATAAAAAAAGTAGAAAAGATTGACAATATTAACAAAGAGTGTTACGATATAGGTATAATTATTGATGAAATAAAAATGCATTTAAATAAAGATGATATTAAAATAGATGGAATCCAATTAAATAATAAAGCCAAACAGATTTGTAAAGATGCATTAGATGTGGTTAAAATTATTACTAAACAATATCTATAGAAAGAGAGATATTCTCTTTTTCTACATAAGAAGAAAATAAATATAATTTTAAGGGAGTATAAAATGAGAAAAATAAAATTATTTACGAATAAAAATTTCGGTATTTTTGTATGCACATTTGCATTAATTATTCCAATAGCTGGTAATTTATATAATTATTATATTCATAAACAACGAGATATAATACATAATATTAATCAGTTTAAAATAAGTCAACCAATGGAATTATTAAGATTATGTAATTATGATGTTCAAATTGAAGAAATGAAAAAAGAACCTGAAGAATCTAAAGCAATGAAGGTTATTGTGACTGCTTACGATTTATCTATAATTTCAACAGGAAAATCAAAAAGTCATCCTGCATACGGGATCTCAAGGGGTAATATAGATTTAAGAGGGAAAACTATTAATTCTAGATATATTGCGACTGATCCAAAGGTTATACCATTGGGTAGTAAGGTGAAAATCAAATTTATAGATGAAAAATATAAGAAGTATGATGGGATATACATATCGAGTGATACTGGAAGTGCCATAAAAGGCAAAAAAATAGATTTATATTTGGGCGAAAACAAATATAATGAATGTTTAGAATTCGGCAAGACTTATGCATTAGTTGAAATCATTAAAGAATAAACATAATATAAGAAAGGAAGTAACATACAATATTATGAATAATTATTTTAACAATGTCATCGGACTACCATTTGACGGATTCAAAGATAGGATTTTTAAACAAAAGCAATTAGAAAGAGAGATGGTTAAAAAACATAAGTTAAATAAAAATAATTATAGAATAACTTTTGATGAAAATTGTATTATATTTGAATACATAGATAATTCAAAATTATATTATTAAAATAGTTCTATAAAATTGTATAAAAATATCAAACAAATATTATAGAATACCCCCCATATTATTAGATTAAATGCGTATTATATATTATATAGTGTAATTCTAATTTATCAAACAATTTAGAAAGTAACAAAGAAATGGAGAAGTGATAATGAATTATATTGAAGTTGAAGTAATTGAAGAAGCTACTCATTGGATGTCTTTAGAAAATAAGATGGGGATCTTTACATTTGGGAAATTATATAAATTAATTTTAAGAAAATTTTATACTATAAATGCTTGGAATAAAAATATTGTTGATGAAGATTTTTGGGTCAAAAATGATTTAAATCAATGGCATCAACCGTTTGGTTTACATAACGGAAAATTTATAAAAGTTATATAAGAAAGGAATGGTATATATGTTATATTTTGTAATATTTTTATTTGTTATAATATTAGTATTGATGTTTAATCGTGGAGCACATATGAATGATTGTGACGATGATGATGGATGTAATTAATTAACATATTATAAAATTTTATTTTTAATAAATTAATAAATATAATATATTTAAAACGATATATATTTTTTAAAATATAGTCAGAAAGCCTTCACACTAAAGTGTGTAGAGATTCAGATCAGGGTTTTTAAAGAATCAAAAATATCGTTGAAAGTTCTGTTTTATGGGAAGTAAGAAAGGATGGTTAATATTTACGAAGAACCAAATTTAGAAAAGTTAATAAAAGAAATGGAAGAATACATAAAGAAAATATCTGAATTATCTAAAGAAGATAGTATTAAAATATTATTTAAAGCTGGAATAGTAGATGAAAATGGTGAATTAAGACCTGAATTTAGAAGGGATGAATAATTATTGAAGTCATTGATTAAGCAATATTCTTGGTATCTAATACGTTGGCAATGTAGCACACCTATACTTGCAGGAGTATTAATAATATTAGCTGATATGAATAAATGGATAGCTACAATTGCAGCGAATTTCCTGGGAGGTCTTCTATTCTTCTGGATAGATCGTTGGATTTTTAAAAACACTGTGCTTGCTCCACTATGGGAAATTCAAGAAGAAGTTAAATGTGTTGATTGCGGTAAGGTAGCAAGGGGGTATAGATTAGTTCAAACAAAAAATTATAATAAAACAAAAGATAAATTTCCTGAGTATAGATGTGAAATATGCTCTAAAAATAAACTTCAAGAACTTAAAGAAAGAGGGTTGCTAACAGTTTAAAATAACTTATAAAAAGTTATAAAATATATTTGACATTTATAATACAGTATGCTATAATACATTCGAGGTGAGAAATATAAATGAAATATTATAGTATACATGAATTTTCTAAGTTAATATCTAGAACTCCACAAACTCTTAGAAATTGGGATAAAAGTGGAATATTAAAACCAGATCATACTGGTAGTAATGGATATAGATATTATTCTCATAATCAATTAAAAAAAGTATTGAATATATCTGATGAAAAAGATAAATTAATAATTGGTTATTGTAGAGTGTCTTCTAATAAACAAAAAGATGATTTAACTAGACAAATTGAAAATATGACTAATTACCTTCAATCTCTTAATTGTAAATATGAAATAATAACTGATATAGGTAGTGGAATTAATTATTCAAAAAAAGGTTTAAGACAATTATTAAAGAAAATTAATAATCAAGAAGTTAATAAAATAATAGTGTTTTATAAAGATAGACTTCTTAGATTTGGTTTTGAACTTGTTGAATATATGGCTAATCTAAATGGTTGTGAAATTGAAATATTAGATAATACTGAAAAAACAGAACAAGAAGAATTAGTAGAGGATTTAATTCAGATTATTACAGTTTTTAGTTGTAAATTGCAAGGTAAAAGAGCTAATAAAACACGTAAATTAGTTGAAGAATTAATTGAGGAAGGAGATGAAAAAAATGATAAAGGGAATTAAAGTAATGCTTGTACCAAACAACAAACAAAATACTTTATTGTTTCAATATGCCGGAACTGCAAGATGGGCATTTAATTGGGCATTAGGCAGAGAAAAAGAAAACTATTCAAATGGCAATAAATTTATCTCTGATAAAATCTTAAGAAAAGAATTAACTCAATTAAAGAAAACAAAAGAATATAATTGGTTAAATAATGTTTCTAATAATGTATCAAAACAAGCTATTAAAGATGCTTGTATAGCTTATATTAGATATTTTAAAGGGCAAGCAAAGTTTCCTAAATTTAAAACCAAAAAGAAATCTTCTCCTAAATTCTATCAAGACAATATAAAAATTCAATTTACATCTACTCATGTTAAATTTGAAGGATTTGCAGAGAGTAAAAAGAAAAACAAACAGCAAATTAATTGGGTGAGATTAGCTGAACACAATAGAGTACCTTTTAGTAAAGATATTAAGTACATTAATCCTCGAATATCACATGATGGATTGAATTGGTTCATAAGTGTTGGAATAGAATATCTTGATAGTATTGATATACCATTAAATAAAGGAATAGGTATTGATTTAGGGGTTAAAGATTTAGCAGTATGTTCTAATGAAGTTATTTATAGAAATATTAATAAAACTAAAAAGATGAAACGATTAGAAAAACAAAAGAAAAGATTACAAAGAAAAGTATCAAGAAAATATGAAATGAATAAAAATGGTCTAAAATATATTAAAACTAAAAATATCGTTAAATTAGAACATAAAATAAGACATGTTCAACATAAATTAAATGGTATTAGAGATAATTACACTCATCAAGCAACTACTGAGATAGTGAAAACCAAACCATCTTTTGTAGTAATAGAAGATTTAAATATTCAAGGAATGATGAAAAATAAACATTTATCTAAAGCAATCCAACAACAGAATTTATATGAATTTGGTAGACAAATTAAATATAAAGGATTATGGGATAACATTGAAATAAGAATTGCTAATAGATGGTATCCAAGTTCAAAGACATGTCATGAATGTGGTAATGTAAATAGGTTATTAGATTTAAATGATAGAGAATGGGTATGTACAGAATGTGGATGTGTTTTAGATAGGGATTATAATGCTTCATTAAATTTAAGAGACACAAATAATTATATAATATATAAAGTAAGTTAATGAAATTTAATTAAACAATATATACCCATTCGTTAGTGGGGAATTTAAGCCTTGAGAGTGTTAAGCCACTTGAGTAGTAATAGCAATATTATGAAAAAGAACACAATGAATAAGGAATAAAACATAAAAGTTATTAAGTTAGTATAAAATTTATAACTTTTTATAAGTTTTTAGTAACGGGTTGAAATTTAATTGGATTTAAATTATCTAAAAGATGAAACACTTATCAACACATTAAGAGACATTGGCATCCAAATTAAGCAATGTGAATACATGAAAGAATGTAATGAAGTAGGATTAGAGTACGGAAGTTTCGATCAAGACTTAGACCTAAGAAGATTAAAATTAAGAAGCAGTATTGATGAGTTAATTGAACATATTAAAGAAAATTATTAAAGCCTACGAAAGCGTTCTTTCATGGGAATTCTCAAAAATGGATAGGGTAGGAAATTAAAGCAAGTAGAAGAAAATAAGAGTATGGGGAGGTAATATTTTGATTAAGAAGGTAGATAAGAAAAATAAGTTTATTTCAATGTTTAATCCAAAAACAGGTTTCTATATTCGGACAGGAGTTATTGATGAGTAATATTAAGAGTGGTATTTATTCAATCAATAATTTAATAAATGGTAAATGTTATGTTGGTAGTGCAGTAAATATTAAAGTTAGATGGAATACTCATAAACACACTTTAAAATTCAATTGTCACAAAAACAAACATTTACAATCTGCATGGAATAAATATGGAAAAGATAATTTTGAATATAAAATCCTTGAATTAGTTAGTGATTTAGAAAAATTAATATCTAGAGAACAATATTGGATTGATCAGTTAAGTGCTTTTACATATGGATATAATATGAAACCAAAAGCAGGGAGTTCTTTAGGTTTTAAATTTTCCAAAGAATCTAAAGATAAAATGAGTAAGAAAGCTTTAGGGCGAAAGCCTTCACTTGAAACTAGACAAAAATGGTCTTTATCTCGAAAAGGAAGTAATAATGGTATGTATGGTAAAAATCATACCGAAGAAACAATTCAAAAAATGCGTGATAATAGAAGAAATACAGAGGGAGAAAATAATCATTTTTACGGTAAAACACATTCTGAAGAAACGAAAAGAAAGATAGGTGATGCTAATAGAGGAAAGAAATTAAGAACAATATTAACTCGGGATCAAGTTATTGAAATTAAAAATACTTTTCTTTTAAAGCCAGAAAATAAACAATGGAAAGATTTATTTAAAGAATTGAGTGCGAAATTTAAAGTTTCAGTTGGTGCAATCAAGAAAATTAAATATGGTTCTCGATGGGTAGATGTTCAAGTTTAAGGAGGAAAATATGAATAATAATTTAATTAAAATGGTAGATAGAAAAAATAAGTTTATTGAATTATTTAATCCACAAACGGGATTTTACATAAGATCAGGAATTATTAAAAATGGAAGAGATACAGGAATTGATCCTTTTATGAGACAATATCCTTCCCTATTGGACTGTGGAATCATGGGACACTGTAAAAATGCTAAAAATTGTACTATTGGATGTTATCAAGGTAAAATGAATAAACCTAATATGCCTTTTGAAAAATTTAAAAGTATTATTGATCAATCAAAAGGAAAAACGTTTGAAATTGCTTTAGGTGGTTCAGGATCGCCAAACGAACATGAAGATTTTATAGAGATAGTTAAATATGCAAGAGAAAATGGTATTGTTCCTAATTATACTACTTCAGGAATTGAATTAACTGATAAACAAATTGAAGCAACAAAAAAATGGTGTGGAGCTGTGGCTGTGAGTCATTATAAACAACCATATACATATGACTCTATAAATAGATATATTGAATCTGGTTGTAAAACGAATATTCACTATGTTTTAGGTAATGATTCTATTGACGAAGCAATTCAAAGACTTAAAACAAATAATTTTTCTAAAGGAATTAATGCAGTAATATTTTTAATGTACAAACCAATAGGTTGTATTAAAGAAAATAATGTTCTTAAATATAATGATCCAAGAGTAAAAGAATTTTATAATGTAATTGAAAATTATGAATTAAATTTTAAAGTTGGTCTTGATGCTTGTCATTTACCTGCTTTGTGTAACTTCTCTAAAAAGATAGATAAAATTTGTACAACTCCATGTGATGGTGGTTCTTTCAGCGGGTATATTACACCGGATTTTCAAATGTTACCTTGTAGTTTTGATACAGTAACCAGAAAATATGCTGTTGATTTAAATGAATTTACTATTGAACAAGCATGGAATAGTAATAAATTTGAGAAGTTTAGGAATTATCATAGATATAGTTGTAAAAACTGTGATAATCAAAATGAATGTAGAGGTGGGTGTCCTTTAACTCAGGAAATCAACTTATGTGTTAAAAAGGAAAAGGGGGTGACAATTTTTGATTGAAATAGGTAAGATATATAAAAGTAATAGGTGTGGTGATTTTGTCGTTTTAGGAATTATTGGGAAAAAGGAAAATAGAAATCTACTTTATGAAGTAGAATTTATTAAAACAAATTATAAAACAGAAGTCACTTCCGTTCAAATTAATAAAGGACATGTTATAGACAAATTTTTTACCACTGTAATTGGCGTTGGTTATTTAGGGAATTGTAAAAAAGTTGATCATAAACATGAATATTCAATTTGGAAAGGTATGTTAACTAGGTGTTACAATTTAAACCATCCAACCTATGAAGGGTATGGCAAGAAAGGAGTAACAGTTTGTAAAGAATGGTTATGTTTTGAAAACTTTGTTAAAGATATTAAATTGATAGATGGATATGACGAAGAATTATTTAATCAATGCTTATTGCAATTAGATAAAGATATTAAACAACAAAATAAAAATAATAAAATATATAGCAAAGATACATGTATATGGGTTACAAATTTCGTTAATTGTAATTATACAAATAAATTGAAGGAAATAATTGCAATATCACCAACAGGTAAAGAATATAACATCACAAATATTAGAGAATTTTGTAGGCAAAATGATTTAATGAATTCTAATGTTTCTGATTGTTTAAAAGGTAAAAGAAAACAGCATAAAGGATGGACATTTAAAGAAAGAAAGGAACGTGATTTTTATCAAAGTTAGACAAGATTTTATAACTAATAGTAGCAGTTCAAGTTTTATTATTACTAATAAAACAGGACAAAGAAAAAATATTAAAGATTTATTTAAAGAAAATCTATGGCTTTGTAAAGATAATGATATTGAAACAGTATTAGAAAGTGCAAGAAATATGAATGTTATTTTTGAACCTAATGAAACAAAAGAAATTGAATGTGAAGATCATTATGAAAATTTAGCAGAAACATTAATTCATAATAACTTATGTCAGGAAAATAGTGCATTGCACATGATGAGTTTATTTTCTCAATTGGGTATACCCACACCAAAAGAATATATTGATCAATTAAGAGATGCAAAAGAAGATTCAGAAAGTTTTAAATGGGAATTTGGAGAATCTTATCATTAAGAAAGGATTGATATAGGTGAAAGTTAGAACAGATTTTATTACTAATAGTTCTAGTAGTAGTTTTGTTATCGGATTTAAAGGAGAATTAACTAAAGAAAAATTAATTTCATTATTTAAAGTACCTAAAGATTCACCCTTATATTTTCTTAATGAAGAATTAGCAAATACTTTAATAAATTGTTCTAATTTAAAAACAAAGGAAGAAATGATTGATAATTATTGCTGTGATGAATTTGATGAATTGCCAAAAAATATTAAAAAAGTATTTAATAAAGAGTTAAATTTATATTATGGTTATGTTTCAAATGATAATGGAGCAATTGAAGAATTATTATGTGATATTGATTTAAGTTACGAGGATGATAATTTTTATATTTATAAAGATGGAGGATATTAAAAATGAAATTCAGAAAAGATTTTGTTACGAATTCTAGTTCTTGTTCTTTTATTATTTGTTGTGATGAAATACTTAATAAAGAAGCATTAATTAATTATCTTAAAGAAGAATATGGACGTAAAAGTAAAGGAATTATTGAATATCATATACTAAAAGGAAAAGATGTAAAAAATGAATGTAAATATATAAATAGTAATTTATATATTTCAGATTCAGATATAAATCAAATTGAAGACGATAAAGAATATTTATTTGCTTATAAAGATATTGAAGATAGACCAGGATGTAGTGATGCTTTGACATATGATGTATCTCATAAATCTTTAAAACATATTTTTAGTGATAGTTATACTGGAAGAGATGATTAAAATCTTAACAATTTCTTGACATGAAAAACGGAGAAAATGGGAGATATATGGAGAAAAACGAAGTATATCTCCCTGAACTTCCGCATGAAATCTATGTTTTAACTGATTTAGAAAGGATGATTAAAAATGATAGATCTTAAAGCAGGAGTGATGAATGATTACTTAAAACATTGACAAATGTGTTTATAAGTGTTAAAATGTACTCAAAGGAGATGAGTATATGTCAAATTATAAACCGCAAGATTTTTCAGAAATGTTAGGTGTATCAGTAAAAACTCTTCAAAGATGGGATAGAGAAGGTAAATTAAAAGCATTTAGAACTCCTTCAAATAGACGTTATTACACTCACAAACAATATGTTGATTACATAAATGAAAGTAAACCTTTAGGTAAAATAATAATATATACTAGAGTTTCTACTACTAATCAAAAAGATGATTTAAAAAATCAAGTAGAATTTCTTAAACAATTTGCAAATGCTAAAGGTTGGATTGTAGATGAAATTTTTGAAGATATTGGTTCTGGTCTAAATTATAAACGTAAAAAGTGGAACAAACTTCTTGAAGATTGTATGTTAGGAACAGTTTCTAAAATTATAGTCTCTCATAAAGATAGATTTATTAGATTTGGTTTTGATTGGTTTGAATCATTTGTCAAATCAAATGGCGTTGAATTAGTAGTTGTAAATAACGAAAAATTATCACCACAAGAAGAAATTGTTCGAGATATTATAAGTATTTTACATGTGTTTAGTTGTAGGGTGTACGGGTTAAGAAAATATAAGAAAAAAATTGAGGAGGATGATGAGCTTTGCTCAAAGGTTTTAAAACAGAATTAAGATTAACTGATGAGCAAATTATTAAAGTTCATCAATCTATTGGTATATGTCGTTTCTTATATAATTCATATTTAGCTAAAAATAAAGAATTATATGAATTACATAAAGAAGGGAAAATAACTAAAAAACAAGCTTTTATGAGTGCTAATGAGTTTGATAAATATATTAATAATGAAGTTAAAATTCAAGAAGAATTTAAATGGATTGATAATTGTGGATCTAAAGCAAGAAAGAAAGCTATTTGTAATGCTGAAATGGCTTATAAAAGATTTTTCAAAGGACATTCTAAATTTCCTCGCTTCAAAAAGAAAAAGAATCAAGATGTTAAAATTTATTTTCCTAAGAATAATGTGACAGACTGGACAATTGAAAGACATAAAATAAAAATACCTAATTTTGGATATGTTGAATTAAAAGAAAAAGGTTATATCCCTATTAATGTAAAAGTAGTAAGTGGTACTGTTTCAATGAAAGCTGGAAGATATTATGTTTCGGTTTTGTGTGAAATAATAGATAATAATGACTATTCTATTAAAGAAAATGAAGGAATTGGAATTGATTTAGGCATTAAAGATTTAGCTGTGATAAATAATATTGATGAACCATTTAAAAATATTAACAAAACTAAAGAAGTTAGAAAACTAAAGAAGAAATTAAAACGTAAACAAAGAAGAGTATCAAGGAAATATGAAATGAATAAACAAGGTAAAAAGTTCATTAAAACTAAAAATATTGTTAAATTAGAAAAAGAAATTAGAGTAATTCATCAAAATTTAGCTAATATTCGTTCTAATTACATTCATCAGATTACAAATACTTTGGTAAAATCCAATCCAAAGTTTATCACTATTGAAGATTTGAATGTAAGAGGAATGATGAAAAACAAACATTTATCAAAAGCAATTGCTGAACAATGTTTCCATGAATTCAGAAGACAATTAGAATATAAATGTAAATGGAATAATATTGAGTTAAGAATTGTTGATAGATTTTATCCTTCAAGTAAAATGTGTAGTGAATGTGGTGCAATTGATAAAGAATTAGTATTATCAGATAGAACATATATCTGCAAAGAATGTGGAGTCATTCTTGATCGTGATAAAAATGCAAGTATTAATTTAGCAAATGCAAAAGTATACAAAGTGGCATAAAGCAAATTATCAAATAAATAGAAAGGAAATGCTACGAAGATAAAATAAGATAATTTGTTATATAGGGTGGGCTACATCCGAATTTACGCTTGTGGAGTGTTACATCAAATGTGAGTAGTAATAGAAATATTATGAAAACAGACACGATGAATCAAGAATTATCTAAAATATAGACTGTGAGTACATTTGTCTATGTTTTTAGTGGCAGAAGGTACTTTGAGAATTAGAAGGTTTAATGACAATAAAATTTCGTTAACATATAGTTCTATTGATGATATAGCTACAAAATATTTATCTGTAGAAGATTTAATGGATATTTTAGGTTATAAGTTAAAGAAAGGAATAAATATAATAAATGAATGATTATTTTGCAGATGAATTTTTATACAATACACTCAGGGGTATAGGTGTACAGATAAAAATGTATGAGTTTATAAATGAAGCTAATCAAGCAGGATTAGAATATGATAAATATTTTGAAGATCTGGAATTGAAGAAAATAAAACTCAATCAAGAGATTGAAAAGGTTATTCAGTATATTAAAGATAAATATTAAGAAAGGAATGTAAATATGAAAAAGTATTTAATTATTTTAGGTGTTGCCACATTAGTATTTTTAGGTGGATATGGGTTAAATGTTTCAATTTCCCCTTCAACTTTGCCTAAACCAGTTATTGCAGATGAAACAAGTAAATTTGAATATATAGGAAAAACAAATGGTGATTGTAATGTTCATAGAGATAATTATACACTTTTATATAAATATGTAGATAAAGAAGCAGGTAAAATAATATATATAAGTGAAGGATCTTATTGTGATTCTGGAAGAGGACTTGCAGTTACAGATATAGAAAGCAAATAAATGGACAATTTGATGTTATTTGATTATAGAAAGGAAGTAATAAAATTATGAATTATAAATATTTATATGGTGAAGAAGTTAAGATTATTAATGGAGTTTTTAAAGGTATATATGGTTTTCCTGAACAAATAGAAATGAATAATATTCTTAATGTAAAGAATACATTAATACATATTAAAGTAAATGAAGATAATATTATTAAAGTTGATATAAATGACGTGGAATTTTTATATGATGATTATTTAGTTTATAAATTAGAAAATTATGGTGAACCTAAAGTTAGAGAAATTATTGGGAAATTTAGAATGAAAGAAGATAAAATAGAAGAATTTTTAGCACAAAATTATAATAGTAAAAATTATCCATATATTAGTATATGTGCTATACCAATGAGTAAAGTTGAATTTAAATTTGAAAATAAAACATTAACAATTGATGAAATTAAGAAAATTATAGATTAGCATAAAACCGATATTTTATAGGATCAAAAGGAAATAAGATGAGTCAATTTCTAGATAGTATTCACAGATTGCAACGTCAATTTAATAAAGTTATAGAGATATTAGGAG